CACGTTGGCAAATGGCGTCGGGCATGGGCTATTACGGCACGTTTAGAATCAGAACATCAAGTAAAACGTCTGATATTCGCTACTATGCAACAGACTATGTATTTGAAGGCGGAGGCGTACTATAATGGAGTACACTTACAGCATAGAAAAGTTCCACGATATTTGGCAAGAATTTGAGCCGTTATTTCGGGCACATTACAGTGAAATGCTTGAGCGTTTAGTAAAGCAAGATATAAACTTTTCGCCGTTTAATTGGCGGCTTGATGAATATTTGAAAGCTAGCCATGCAGGCTATTTAGTCATGTATGTTGCGCGGTTAGATGGCAAACCAGTAGGCCATTGTGCAATCTATATAACAAACGATATGCACAATATGGACTTAATAGCGCAAGAAGACGCGCTTTACATTACAAAAGAACATCGAAAAGGCATCGGTAAGAATTTAGTACGTTTTGGACTTATTGACCTACGCAACCGTGGAGTGAAACGTCTAAATGTTAGCGCGATGACCGATTTACGCGTTGCAAAGTTGTGGGAGCGAATGGGCTTTAAACACACTTGCGCAAACATGACATATACATTTTAACGAGGAATATCCATGTGTACACCTTCACCTCCGCCAGCACCAGACTATAAATTAGCCGCGCAACAAACGGCAGCGGGTAATCAAAACGCGGCTCTTGCAGCGCAATATGGCAACATGACCAATCGAGTTGGCCCACCGCAATCTACTTATGATGCAGAAACAGGAGTATACACGCCTACTGGCACATCAACTGGCGTAACTTATACAAACCCTGCAAAACCTGATTCTCAAGGCAGTATGCCTTTTGATATGTCTTCTTTAACGCAAAAGCAGAAAGATGCGTATTACGCTGGCCAAGGGCTACCTAAAAACTTTGTTAAAACGTATGACCCTCAGCAATGGAATGAAACTCAAACATTAGGCGCTAACGACCAACAGTTATTTAACCAAAGCCAAGCTACGCAATTAGGCTTATCGAGAATGGCGTTAACAGGGCTTGATAAAGTTAAGCAAGCCATTTCGCAAGGGGTTGCGCCAGAAATTGCAATTCAAGGTGGCCCTGAATCTACTGCTGACCGCATGACGACAAACGTTAATGCGCCTGACTTTGTTGGCGGGCAAATAGATACTTCCGGTTTGCAGGGCAGCGTAGGTAATGCCGGTCAAATGAGAACGTCTATTGGCCCCGTAAACGGGGTAGAGCAATATGTTGTAGATAATAACGGGGATAGAATTTTAACGCAATCTGGCGCTAATCAGCAGGCGAGCGCACTGGAAGCGGGGCTAAACAACTCAGCTAAAATTTTAACGCAATCTGACGCTAATCAGCAGGCGGGCGCACTGGGAGAGGGGCTAAACAACTCAGCTAAGATTCAAACTAACTTAGGGCTAGACCCAACATTACTTAATCAACAAGCCGTAGATGCGCTATACAAATCGAATACACAATACCTAGACCCACAGTTTGCGCAAAGCCAAGCAAAGCTGGAAAGCCAGTTGGCTAACCAAGGCATTACGCGCGGTAGTGAAGCGTATAACAACGCAATGCTTAACTTTAACAATCAAAAGCAACAAGCGTACACGGACGCTCGAAATCAAGCGATTGGGCAAGGCACGGCGGCGGCGCAAGGATTGTTTGGCATGGGGCTTCAAGGCGCTCAATTTGGCAATACGTCACTAGGTCAACAGTTTGGTCAAAACGTTACCGCGCAACAATTAGCTAACGCTGCAGCAGGGCAAAACAACGCCAACGCACAAACTAATATGGGGCTTACTAACGCCGCATTTGGGCAACAGTTTGGTCAAAACGTTACCGCGCAACAATTAGCTAACGCTGCAGCAGGGCAAAACAACGCCAACGCACAAACTAATATGGGGCTTACTAACGCCGCATTAGGGCAACAATTTGGGCAAAACGTTACCTCAGCTAACTTTGCTAACGCGGCGCAACAACAAGCGTACAACCAAGCACAAGGTAATGCACAATTTCAAAATGCCGCGCAAGCACAACAATACGGACAAAATCTGTCTAATATGCAGGCGCAAAACACAGCCGTTGGTCAACGCTTTGGTATGGACACATCCAACCAAGCGTCAACAAATAACGCGCAAACGCAGCAATATAACGCTGCTATGGCTAACGCTAACTTAAATAACCAGCAGCTTTCACAACTATATAATCAGCAATTGCAAAGCGGGCAAATGAGTAACGCGGCAAGTAATCAGCAACTTGCGCAGAATCAAGCGGTTCAACAGAATCCGCTTAATATTTTGCAAGCGCTAAGAACAGGCGCTCAACTTAATACGGCTAATTTACCTGCGGTTGGCGTATCTCAGCCCGGACAGCTAGCTAACTGGCAAGGCGCGGATATGTTAGGTGCGGTTACTGCGCAAGGTCAATACGACCAGAGCGTATATAATGCACAAGCGGCGGCTAATGCGCAAATGATGAGCGCGGGCATTGGCGCAGCGGGAGCGCTTGGCGGCGCAGGTATTGGCGCGGCGGTTAAGTCTGACAGAAGGCTTAAAAAGAACATTAAACGTATTGGTACGCACGTTCTTGGCATTGGGCTTTACACATGGGATTACTTGTGGGGTGAGCCGTTTGCTGGCGTTATGGCAGACGAAGTGGAACAAGTTATGCCAGAAGCTATCGTTATGCACCCAAGTGGGTTTAAAATGGTTAATTATGAAATGCTGGGGTTAGTGTAATGATGTTAGGTGAAGACCAACACGCAGCGCTGGTGGCTGCACTTAGAAACCAACCGCAATACCCGCGAGGTAATGCCGCGCCGTCAGCGCAATCCATAATGCAGAACGCGGAAGCGCTTGGCAAAGGTTATCAGGCGATTAAAGAAGCTGGCAAAAGCGACGCACAGCAGTACGCGGATGAGTTTGGTCAATATGACCCTCAATTTGCTGCACAGCAAGCAAAAACACCTGACGAGGGTAGCTTTATGAAAGGTTTGCAAAACAAGTGGAATGGGCTATTTGGAGGCTCTAATGGCTAGTTTATACGATGAAAAAGTGCTTGGGGCTAAAGATAGAATTGCTTTAGCTCGCAAATTGCAAGAACAAGGCGACAATGTAGCCGCAGGTCAAATGGTCAGCGGATGGTACGTTCCTAATACTGGTGGAGCCGCGCTTGGCGCGTTGCAAAATATCATTGGCGCGTATCAAGAAAGCAGCGCTAGAGAAGATTTGGATAAGGCAGAAATGACCAGAAACAAAGCCTTGGCTAATGGACTTCTGCAAGCAGGGCTTCCAATCCCTCAAGAAATGCGCGACAGCCTTGCGACACCTGAGCAAACGCCTTCTTGGGGAAGTAGACTGTGGGCGGGCGTTACCGGAGGTGAACAGCCACAAACTGTCCCCCGCCAAGAATTCACGCAACAGCCTGCAAAAGATTTAACGCCTGACCAACGAATGAGCGCTATTAGCAGTCTAATTCCCGTTGCGCCAGAGTACGCCGCACCACTGCAAGCGCATGAGCAGTTTATGTACAGTAAGCAGCAGGATAAAGAAACTAAACAAGAAGCATTGCAAAACAAAAAAGAAATAGCCGCTGCAAACGCCGAAGAAAGAGCTACCCGCGCTGAAGAACAGCGAATCTTTTTAAAGAATATGCAAGATGAAAGACTTGCGCAACAAGCAGCAAATATTAGTTTGGCGGCAAGTTTACGGCAAAATCAAGGTGGAGGTGACCCTTCATTTATGCCATATCAGTACCCCACAGGTGAAACAGGCGTGTTTGACCGGCGCACAGGTAAAATTTCGCCTATGCCTACGCTTACCGGCGTACCTCAACCTCAGCCTACTGGTGGAGCGCCTACTGGCGTACCTCAACCTCAGCCTACTGGTGGAGCGCCTACTGGCGCACCTCAACCTCAGCCTACTGGAGCGCCACCTGTTGGCGGAGCTTTAGGTGGATATTCTGTGCCGCCAGATAAGGCTGCGGCATTTGCGGCTTTGCACCCTGTACTTCAAGAATACGCGCGAAATTTAACTAGCGGAATGCCGCTAACTAATATCCCTACAAAAGGTGGCCTTCGCGGTCAAGCTCAATACGCCGCAAGTCTTATAGACCCAGAATACTTTAAGAAAAATATAGGCGGCCAAGCAGATATTGCAAGCGCTAAAAATGCCGAAAAAATGTTTACTACTGGGCAATATGGGCAAAACTTAACTTCTGTTAGAACAGTGGGTCAGCATATAGACTTATATACGAACTTGGTTGACTCCTTACAAAACGGAAATGTGCAAACCGCCAATGCTGCCGCGCAAAAACTTGCTAAAGAATTTGGTGTTTCAGGGCCTCAAACGGCAGAATCGATTGCGCATATTGTTGGGCCAGAGGTATCTAAAGCGGTAATAGGAAACCTTAGCTCCGCTGGAGAGCGAAATGAATTTTCCAATATGTTTTCGTCTGCTAAATCGCCTGAACAAATTGCGCAACTTAAAGAATATACGCATAAATTATTGGGTGGCCGCGTTCAGTCAATAGCCGCTACTTACAACGACGCAATGAAGTCTACTGGCAGAAAATTTGATTACGAAGGAAAAGGACTTGGTCGATACAAACCCACTGAGGAAGAAGCACCTAAACAACCCGCAGGGCAAGGCGGCTGGGCAATAAGATTAAAGGGGCAATAAATGGCTACTTATGTAATATCCGCGCCGGACGGTAAAGAATATGAGATAGATGCGCCTCAAGGAGCAACTCAAGAACAAGCGCTTGACTATTTTAAATCTAATTGGAAACCTCAAGAACAAGCGCCATTGGAAGCACCACCAGAAGAAAAGTCAACGCTTCAACGGTTTGGCGAATATGTTGCCAATACACCGTCTGCAACGATGCAAAATCTAGGTAATATTTACGCTGGCGGAGCGCAAGGTGTGTCTAATATTGGCGTTAACGCAGCGCAAACAGTTAACGCCGTGTCGCCTGAAAAAGCTAACGAATATAAAGCCGCAGTTCAACAGCAACTTCAAGGGATGGGCGCAAACCCAGAAAGCCTCCCATTTAAAGTAGGCGAGTTTGGCGGTGAAACAGCGCCTTTAATGGCGCTTGGCGGCGCAACAGGCGCTGGCGCTAGAATGGCAAAGCTGCCGGAAAATGTCGCGGCGGCAGCGGAATCGTTTGGTCTTAGCACAGGCCCGTCAAAGCAGTACGCAAAAGACTATATTGCTAAAGTAGGTGCTGGCGCGTTAATGAATACAGCGGCGGGACAGCTAATTGACCCCAATAGCTCAGCTATGGGCAATGCAGGGCTTGGCGCGGCAACAGGCGCAATATCCGGCACGTTAGCACCTGTTGTTCGCGGCGTAGCGACTATAGGAAAACCGTTATTTGAATCAGGCAAACAAGCTATTTTAGACGCTAAAATTATAGAAAGTTTGCGCGGTGCAAAACCGCCTGAAGCAGTTGAAAAGTTACGCGCAGGCATGACACCCGAACAGCTTGCAACAGACATTCAATCACCTGACCTTGCGGCTATTATTCAATCGTCAGAAATTAACAAAGCGACTGCACCTGAATGGATGGCTAAACGTGAAGCTGAAAAAGAAGCACTAGCATCAAGAGTTAATCAAGCGCAAAGCTCACTTAATGCAGTGCAACAAGGTGAATTACCTATTAGCAATGTACCTAAAGCCATGCCATATCAAAACGTGCGCGACGCGGTAATTGCACAAAAAGGCGCTCTTGAGGACACTAAAGCAGCGCGTACCGCAGAGCTTTTACGTCAAAATGAAACCGCGCAGGGCAGTGTTGTAGCAAACAAACAAGCGTTTGAAAGCGCAATCCCACAGCCTAAACAAGTAGACATTGGCGAAACTATTGCACAGCGCAAAGAAGCGCTTGAAAAAGCGGCGCATGACAAAGTTCGTCCGCTATATCAGCAGGCTTACGATTTAGCCCCCGCACCGTTCAGTTTTGAACCGCTATTGGCAGAAGCAGATAGGATTAAAAATACGCTTTCAACAGCGATAGAGCCTAAAAGAGCGCCAAGGGTTCATGAAATATTAGACATTTTTAAAGAAAAAGAAGCTACAGGCCCTATTTTACTAGATGCTAAAGGTAAACCTATGGCGTCAGTCACTTCTGGGCTTCCTATTGGGGGGACGCTACAAGATGCGCATACGCTTAGGTCTGCAATATTAGACGACCTTAGAGGTATTGAAGGTGCGTCAGATACAGAGTCTAACATGACGCGTCGAAATTTGAAAAAGTTAGAAACAGGTATCAATAAGTCTATTGAAACCTACGCGCCTGAAGAAGCTAGAAAAGTATTCAATAAAGCGAATGAGCAGTTTAGAACCACTGTTGCTGAGCCTTTTAGACAAGGTATGGTAGATAAATTAACCGACCTAAACAGTGTTTTTCGGCCTAAAATTAACCCTTCTGAAGTGGCAGACAAGTTTCTTCATGCAGACCATTCTCGCGATTTTATTCGCGCGTTTGGAAACGACCCTGACGCAATGCAAGCTATTAAAACAGGCATTATAGGTAAGTTTAATGATGAAGTAGTGCAAGGGGGAGTATCCCCTACCGTTTTCTTTAGAAACCATAGAGAAGCTTTAGCAACGCTTGATTCTACTGGCGTCAACGTAACAAAAGATTTAGAAGGTATAGCGTCAAAATTAGATACCTTTAATGCCAATCAAACCGCGTTAAACGAACAAGCTAAAGTTATCCCTAAAGTAGTAGATGAATCGGTTGCTAATCAACAACGCATTATTAGTAAATCCGCTAAAGATTTAGTCAACGCGTCAGACGCAGAAGATTTAGCTAAAATAGCCGTAAGCGCTAACGCTCGAACAATGGGGCGCATATTGCATAAGCTGACGCCTGAAGCTAAGCCTGAGTTGGCGCGTCAAGTCATTGATAATGCGTTTGAGCCTATGACAACAGGCGTTGAAAATGCAGGTGCTAAGACAATTAAAGCGCTTGATAACTCACGCATAGCGACGCTTTTAAAAGCCACTTATGGCAAAGAAGAAGGCGCAGCTAAATTGGCAGACTTTAAAGAAACCGCCAATATTCAGTCAATGCTCGAAGATGTAAGAAAGCAAACACCTAGCCACCCTTATGATACAGCGCGTGCATTAGATAATTTGACTGAAGGTAAACCGCAAATTAAACGCGCCGTAGAAGAAGTAATGGCGGCACTTCAAGACGAAAAGAAATTTGAAGCGTTAGCGTTAAAAGGTCGTCAAGTAGGCGAATCTACGCGCAAAGTAGCGTCTGAAGCCACGCCTCACACACCGTTCCAACTTTCTACGGGCGGCGCGGTATTAAAATGGCTTCACACTATCGCTACTAAACAAGCAGATAAAGCAATCGCGGATAAACTGTCCAAAGAGCTTATGTCGTCTGAAGCATTTGCTAACGCTATTGAACGAGCGCAATCTCGTTTGCCTTATGACGAGCGAAACCTTAGAATAGGCGCAAGCGGTTTAGCAGGTCAAGGCTTATCTGCATTGCAATCACGCACATCATATAAAGGGGAACAATAATGGCTTTTAATGGCTCTGGAACATATAACCTGCCTGCTGGCAACCCCGTTGTTACCGGCACAACGATTTCATCATCAACAACTAACACAACCAACAGTGACATTGCAACGGCGTTGACAAACTGTATCACGCGTGACGGTCAGTCTACGCCGTCAGCTAACTTGCCAATGAACGCTAAGAAACTCACAGGCCTTGCCGCTGGCACGTCTGCTGGGGATTCCGTGCGCTATGAGCAGGTGGTTCTTACTGGCGGCGCGTTAGGTACGCCTACAAGCGGTACGCTTACAAATTGTACAGCAGACGGCACCAACGCAGTCGGGTATAGAAATATACCTAAATCTAATTCAGACAAAACTATTGCGTACACATTGGCTTCTACTGATGTTGGTAAATATATCGGTATAGGGGCTAGCGGGTCTATTGTTGTTCCTACAGCTACTTATTCCGATAGTGTAGCCGTCGCAACAGGGGATGCTATATCCGTATTTAATAATACTACTGGAGATATAACGCTGACCATGAACCCTACTACGGCATATATAGGGGGGTCAAACACTAATAAATCCGGTTCTACTATTACATTAGCCACACGCGGCGTTGCGACTATATTATACTTAAGCTCAACATCTTGTGTAGTAACAGGTAACGTGTCATGACAGGCATTATGCAAGTTATTGTGGGCGCTTCGTATCTTAGCAGCCCAGTAAATACCGTTGCTCCGGCAGTCACAGGAACTGCACAAGCACGGCAAACTTTATCTTCCACTACAGGTACATGGAAAGGCTCGCCAACAACTTTTTCATATCAATGGAAACGCGGCGCAACTAATGTAGGCACAAATTCTAGCTCATACACATTAGTTACGGATGATGTTGGGTCTACAATGACTTGCGTAGTGACTGCTAGCAATGGTGTAGGGTCTAATACTGCGACAAGTAATGCAACAAGCTCAGTGGCAGCTAATACTCCATTAGCGCCAACTATTGGCACAGCTACAGCGACAGGTACATCGACAGCTACAGTATCTTATACTGCACCTTCTGATAATGGTGGCTCTACAATTACATCTTACACCGCCACATCAAGCCCAGGCGGTATTACCGGCACATTAAGTCAAGCAGGGTCTGGCACTATTACAGTTTCAGGTCTATCAGGGGGGACGGCATATACCTTTACTGTAGCGGCAACAAATTCCGCAGGTGCGGGGTCAGCTAGCTCTGCAAGTAATAGCGTCACCACACAAATGAGTATAGGTCAAGCCTTTGGTGGAGGGTTCTATGCAGGGCAAATATCAACTACAGGAGACGGCGTCGCAACGCATTACTTAGTTGTTGCGCCTAAAGCAACGGGTCAAAACTCAAGTAGGTCATGGGGGGTTTACGGAACAACAACTGGTACAACGTCCGCGATTGATGGGCCAACAAATAGCGCCACTTTGGCTGCTCTTGGTGCTGCGTATGAAGCGGCAAACTTTTGCGAAAATTTAACTATTGGTGCGTATAGCGATTGGTATTTACCCGCATGGAACGAGCTTGAAGTGCTATATTATTTCTTAAAACCTACAACAGATAATAATGACACTGCTGGCAACGGCAGCAACGGTAACGGTAAAAACGCCAACGCAGTGTCGCCAGAACCAATAAGCACAAACTACACTAGTGGTTCACCAGCTCAAACTAGCGCTGGCATTGGGTTTAGGACTGGTGAATCGGAAGCGTTCCCATCTTATAACCATTGGTCTTCTACTGAGAACAACTTTGCCAATGCACGGCTACAGACTTTTCTTAATGGAAACCAATACAATTTCAGCGGATATAAACCCAATAGCTACCATGTCAGAGCTATTCGCAGGGTACCAATTTAAAACAGGAAACATTTATGTACATACAAATAACAAATATTGATGCACAAACTAATATTCTTTGTACAGAAGAACCTATGCGTACAGGGCCAGCAATCCCAAATATAAAGGGGTTTCAGTTTGTATTTCAAAATGAATCGGATTTCCCTATTGCCTCAAACCCAGACGGCTCACTTAGTAAGCCGCCATTACTATGGGGAACGTGTGATGACGATGCAGATTTTACTTTAGTTGGCGTAATTAAGGTGCTTTCAGAAGTAGAATTTAACGCAGATAAACAAGCAGAGCATCAAGCAAGAAAACCCTACCCTTCTTGGGTAGGTGACATTGACACTATGTCTTGGCAATCTCCTATTCCTTACCCGCAAGATGATAAACAGTATTACTGGGACGAGCCTTCTGTATCTTGGAAAGAATTTACACCAGGGGTGCAGATTCCATGAAAACTGCTGAACTAGGCTATTTCGGTAATATCTGGGTAAAGCAAAACGTCCTAGAACTAGCTGGTGAAACTCACGGTGGGCATGAGCATAAATTTGACCATGTGACACTGCTTGTATCGGGCAAAGTATCTGTTGAGATTGAAGGTCACGAGCCTAAAGAATTTACTGCACCAACATTTATTGTTATCCGAAAAGAACATCAACACAAAATTACAGCCGTTGAAGATGGTACGGTTTATTACTGTGTTTATGCTTTGCGTAATATGGACGGTGAGCCAATTGAAGACATTTATGGTGAGCAACACGACCCCGAATCAGCTAGCGCTAGAGATGATGGTTACTGGGACAACATTAACAGGATAGACATATAATGGAACATTTCATCTCTTTATTATTCCTTGCACGAGATGTTGCGCACCGTGAGCATTTGCGGACGCGTAGCTTTGCCGCGCACATAGCGCTTAACGACTTTTATCATGAGATTATCGAACAAGCCGACGGCATTACAGAGGCGTATCAGGGTAGCTATCAGCTCCTTAAAGACCTTGAGATTATCGGCAGTAAAAATGTCGATAATATTGAAGACTTCTTAAAGAAACAAGTGACGTGGATTGATGAAAACCGCTATAAAGTCTGCGGTAAAGATGACACGCCAATTCAAAACTTGATTGATGGTATTATGGAAACCTATTTTACCGTTCTTTATAAACTTAGATTCTTGAAGTGAGGTCGAGATGCCCGACGAAGCCTGCCGTTTAGCTAAAGTAGAGCAGCGCATTGACGCGCTTGAGGAAGTGTTTGAAGACAGAGGGAGAAAGCTAGACGCTATCATAGCCGCGCTTGACGAGATGAAAACCGAGCAGACGCGCTACAAAGGTTTTATCGGTGGTATCGTCTTTACTGTTGGTGCGATATTTTCGTTCATTGCTTGGTGGACGAGTAAATAATGGAGTTCTTACAGTTTGCATCGGACGTAGGATTTCCTATCGCGGCGGCGACTGGCGGAATGTATTTTGTCTACCTGACGCAGAAATTCTTGCTCGATAGTGTGCTTGAGAAGATTAAAAGCCTAATAGGCATCATCAAGCAACTTGATAAGCGCGTTACCGCTATGTCATGTGACATCACCAAAATTGATGATTTGGCGTCAACGGCGCTTAACATACCGCAAGAAAAAGACAGACCAAGACCACCTCCTGTTGAGAGGAAAGATTAATGGACGCCGATGCAATCGCTAAATATATTAACCAGTATGGATTCCCAATTATCGCTGCTGGCGGTATGGGTTATATTGTCTATTTTGTATGGCTTTGGGCAACCACCGTCGTAAAGCCTATCCTGCAAGAAGCCACAGACGCGCTAATTGAGCTAATCGACCAAGTGCGGGTGCTGGATAATGACATGATAAGGCTGACGCAAAAACTGACCACTATTCTATTGCTACGGGAAAAGAAATGAAGATAGGTGAAAAAGGGTTAGCCCTAATTAAAGAATTTGAAGGTTGTAAGCTATTGTCATATAAATGCCCTGCGGGCGTGTGGACGATTGGCATAGGTTCAACTCGCTACGCTGATGGAACACCTGTGAAAGTCAATCAGGCGCTACCAACCGAAGCAGCGGCTTTGCATTTGCTTGCGCAAACGCTTGCCCCATACGAACACGCTGTAAACGCGGTTAAGGTCGAGCTAACGCAGAACGAGTTTGATGCGCTGGTATGCTTTTGCTATAACATTGGCACGGGCAACTTTGTTTCGTCAACGCTTGTTAAGATGCTAAAAGCCGACGAACCTAAGTCTGAAATAGCGGCGCAGTTTCTGCGCTGGAACAAGGCTGGCGGTAAAGTATTAGCCGGTCTTACTCGACGCAGAAATGCAGAAGCGGAGTTGTTTTTAAGCGAGTAAATCATCACGTTCACGAGTTGCGCGAAGGATGCAATAGCGCTGATGCAATCGCACTAAGATAGAGCGTCTACGTTTACCGTGACGCTCTGACTCAATCATCACCTGTAATTCACCTTCTGTGTAAGTATTCAAATTAAAGAAGATGTCGCGCCATGTTAAGTTGTTCATTTTAATTCCTCTAAGGCAATATCTGAAATTGCGCGTTTGTCATGTAGACTTGCAAATATGCGCTCGTCTACGGTTTTGTCTGTCAGCAGTACATAGCAATATACGGCGTTCTTTTGTCCACTGCGGTGCAATCGTCCAATGGTCTGCTCATATCTATCAAGTGACCAAGGAAGCGACAGGAACACCATTTTACTGCCGCCAAATTGAAGGTTAAGCCCATGCCCCGCTGACTTAGGGTGAACGAGTAGCAATTCTACTCGCCCTGCGTTCCACGATGAGATAACACCTTGCTGGTCAATTGTCCGCGCATTAGGGTATCGGCGTTTAAGTTCTTCAAGCTCTGCTTGAAAGTTGTACACAATAATCGTATTGGCGTGTTGGTTCTCCTCAAGTATTTCGTCTAGTCGGTCAAACTTATGGCGCGAAAACCATGCGGCGGGTTGCCCTTCAATATACGAAAACCCGCTAGCCATTTGTTGCAGTTTGTTCACCACCACAGCGGCGTTAACCGCTATGATTTCTTTTTCTTCGTAATACACCACAAAGTCTTTTTTCATCTCTTTGTACTGCTTCATGTCCATCGCGCATTTGACTGGCACAACGTTAAGCGGAGGCAAAGTATCCATATACTCTTGCGTGTCGATAAGATACGTTGCAGGCTTAATTTCCGCCATCACGTCACGCAGTGAAGTGGACTTGGCTACCCACTCACCAAAATCTTTATTGAGCAGTACAAAATACTTTTGAAGAAACGCGGTCTTGGATTTTCCAAGAAGCGACGCGTCTACTATCTTGCATTGCCCAAACACGTCCTCAAGTCCGTTGCTGGTAAACGAGCCGGTAAGCCCCCACTTAACTTTAAAGTCTTTGATTAACCCAAATAGCGCTTTAAAGCGTTTGCCTGATGGGTTCTTTAGCACCGTCAACTCGTCAAATACAATACCATCAAATCCTATTAGCGGAGGCGTTGTTTGCAGCGTATCGTAATTAGTCACCACTACCTGCGTTGGTTTGTTGAACGCTATCAACCGCTGCGCGTAAGAGCCAACGGCGATAGATACTGTCAGATTTGGCGCCCACTTTGCTGGCTCTATTGTCCACACGTCCGTGCAAACACGCTTTGGCGCTATCACTAAGAACCGGCGTACTCTGCCCGTGTCGAGCGCCTGCTGCATGGCGGTTAGCGTTATCGCTGTTTTGCCTGCCCCCACTGGGGCGAGAATCATGCTCTTGTCTATTTGGCTCAAAAAGGCAACAGCTTCTATCTGATTGGGTCTTAGCATTGATAAATTTCCATCTTAAATACGCCGTTTGTGGGTGGTCTGCCATCATTGGAATGGTGCAGCATGGGGTATAGCATATCCATACCCCCTTCATTGTTTTGAGCTTTGGTTTCATCTATCCCGCCAAGGCAGCACAATGTCGCTTACCTTTAGGGGGATAAACGGCACAGAATCTAGCCATTTAAGCAAATTCATGTAGTTTTCCATATCTTCGCCACGAAGGCCTTTAATGGTTGAGTCTTGGTCAACAGGTCCACTTTTAAACGCATACATTAGAAATTCTCCAATTTGATTAGTCTGTCTAAATACCATCTTGCTTTGCGTAAATCTTCAACGCCACCTTTTTCTCTAAAGCGCCATTGATACTTAAAAACATTACCGCGCAGATACCCACGAAATTCATCTTGCGTAAGCATTGCTTCCATCGCGTCGATGCACTGCATCTTGTCGCCTTGATAATGTGCTGGCGCGTTTACACTATCGCTTTCATGTACACTGTCACCTCTTAACATAGCGTCATCTCCCAACGTTTAGGCACTAAATAGTGCGTTCTTAGAAAGTCCATAAAATGCTCGTTGCGACGCCTACCCATTGGGCGTTTAGGCTTGCTTCTGGTTTCTTCGTCACGTTGTTTTTTAGCCATCAATTTAGCGCAGTTTGCTTCCAGTAAACTTTTACGAAAATACGCGCGAGAGTATCCATTTTCTATTCGACGAATAAACGGTTCTCCGC